GAAAATGTACCTGATGCTAGTGAATAAAGTGTATCTTTGGTACCAACAAAATTATAAACTGTATTAGAGTTATCTCTAAATGAACCTGCTCCTCTAGAATCTTTAACACAAGTATTTGAACTATAATCCACTAAAGAAGGAAAGCGTTTATAGCTATTCTGTGCATAGTAGACATTAGTTGCTACGTTTGCACCTTTCTTTAGGTGATCAGGTTGATCAGGTAGCCATTCTCCAAAAGGGACTTGCATTATCTGTTCCTATAAAATGATAGATCGGTTTGTATATCAGCTCTTTGTACTACGGGAGCTCCGCCATATGAATCTTGTCTGTCGTTATTTTCGCATCGTTCTAATGCTGCAATATACATTTGTAACCAACCTTGAGTTTGTTGTTGGTCCGTTCCTCCTAAGAAATTAGATGAATGATAAAGACTACCATACAAATAAATCCCAGGATGTTTGTCTAAAATATAATTTGTTGCATTAGAAGCACTAAGAGCTGCGATATCTTTGTAATATGATAAGTAGCCAGTATAAGTAGTATCAGGGCTAGGACCAAATCTGAATTGTTCAGTTTCATTATCTGCCTCTATCGTATAAGAACGTGGTCTTCCAGATCGGGAGCCACCTCTTATTTCAAATAAGTTATGGGGTGTAATATATTCTAATGGATATTTAACACTAGATAATAAAAGATAAAATGATCTAACGGAAATGAAACCACTAGGTACAGTTTCTGTTTCAGAATCAATAGTTATAGTATCTATCTGTTCCATCTGTCTTATTCTTAACTTGGCATTATAATCTGCTTCAGTAAGTTTAATAAAGTCATCAGCTATCTCATCAGTTAAATCGCTTCTATTTAACCAGTTGGCGATTGATGCTTTTAAAGTTGTGTAAGTATTTAATGCCATTATAAAGATCCTTCTGCAGTTCTAAAATATTTAAACTCATTACTATTAAGTTTAGTTCTCATTATTTTCTTTTGAATATCTTTAGGTAAAGCCCACCAATTGTTAGAACCATTATATTCTTTAGTCCATAATTGAAGTATAATAGGGGGTACGCTAGCAACTCTTTTAAAGTCCTTAGATGGAGTATATCCATCATTATGGGTATAGAGTTTTTTATTTCTATCCATTAAGGAATTGAGATCGTGTTGGCTATTAATAGTTAGCTTACCATCAGACTCCTGGATGTAGCGAGTCTTAACTCCCGCATCCCATTCGGTTGCTCTTACCTTTGTCATTACTCTGATAATTCAGTAACGTATAATTCTCCATCACTGCCACCAACTCTTAACACAGCAATTTTTTCACCTGGTGTTACTTTAATAATTTCAACTTCTGCTGCAGGTAAGTATGTTGTAGTTGTAGCTGCTGTTGGTGTAGTTGCTACGAGTATATGACAAGCAATAGTGCTTACTACTCTTATGTATTCTGTACCATCTGTAAATGCCGAACTTGCAGAAGATGAAGCGGCTGAAGTTAATTTCAGTACAGTTCCATGTCTTAATCCATAGTTCATGTTTTGTTCTCCTTTTGTTTAGGGGATGTTTCCATCCCCTGAATTAATTATCTTCTTATTACAAATGTTATGTAAAGTACGGCAGCATTAGTTGAAGCACCATCGGTAATTATTTCGATAGTTCCACCTTCAGCAACTTCGTTAGCTGCTGTTGGTTCTGATGTGTCTACATCTCCTACTGCTGATCCTGAATATGCAACAGAAATTGCTCCGCCTGTAATAGCAGTTCCACCTATTTCGAAAGTGATTGCACCATTAGCAGTTGCAATAACTGCTTGAAGTGCTGAAAATATTTTTATTACTTTTCCGCCATCAGGGATTGCAACAAATGTACTAGATGCTGTACTAATATTGGCGATTTTTGCTGTTATAAAATAGTCGTTTAGTGTTCTCATTTTGTTTCCTCATTGTTCCGCCCTTAACCCCTCTCAAGACTTCAATGTTATTAAAATGGTAGGCGAGTAGATTTGAGGTTACCCGCCTATCCATGTGCTAATTATTAGCTAGTTGTTAAGTCTGCTACAACGCCTGAAGCAGCTTCGTTTCTTGATTCTAGAGTTGCCTCTAAAAGTAATTGTCTTTTTTCTGAGTCTCCAGTTTTTGACAATTCATGCATTGTGAAGTCTCTTAAGAAAGCTACTCCAAAATAATCCATGTCTAATACCCAAGCATCTCTATCTCTAGAGAATCTGTTAGGTACTACTTGTAGTTGACCGAAGTCAGAAGCGTAAACATCTACTGATGTGTATAAAGTTGCATCAGCACCTGCGTCAAATCTAGTACTGTTACCAGTGAATCCTGACAATTTTTGTTTATTGAAAGGTCCAACCATAATCATAGTTGGATTTCCACCAGCATTCCATACTGATTTAATTACAGATTTCAAGAGAGTTTCTGTGAAGGCTCTTTGAGTTCCATCAGTTGCTGCAGTATTACCTACAGATCCTGAAGTACCCGAAGTACCCATAACGTCATTAGTAGCAACCCATGCTCTTAATGAACCCATTTCTCTTGCTGCTGTTGCTGAACCTGTTACTTCAGCATTGTTAGTTGTTAGCATTGTTTCCAAATCTCTTTTAAGCTCCTTAGCTCTTTTAGCGACTTGGTAAGCTATTTCAGATGCACGACCAGCTTTATCGACTGCTTCCTGCGTACCTGTGATTACGATAGTCTTGTCCATAATTTGGCAAGAGTTAGATAATCTAGTTGTAGCAGTAATAGCGTCTAAAGTGGCTTCGTCACCTTCGATTACAGCATTGGATGATGAAGCTGCCGCCAACGTATCAGTTTGCCATTCATGAAGAACTGCAGTTGCTTTTGTTTTAGCTGCAGAACTTAAAAATGGCGTGTCAGTTGGTGCGATGTTATAAATAACATCCGACAGGTCTTCTCGTTCTCCAATGGAATCATACGTGTCAAACGTATTGGTTGGTTGTGCCATTGTATATTACCTTTTTTGTTGAGATTTAAGATTAATCATATCCATTAAAGCACTTTGAGCTTCTCGAATGTGCCCTGTTTTCTTCAATCGACTGATTTTATTTCTTATTCCCTCTCTACCTGAACTTGTTCCTGATTTGGCTACTCCAGATTTTAAAACTTTAGGTGCGTTAGCTACCTTCTTCTGGGCTATAGGTCTTTTATCTTTAACAGATTTATAACTCATAGCATCTCTAATCACCATTAACATTCGATGATCAGCCAGACTCATAATTTCACCGTCATTGAATCCATAACTTCTAAGCGTTGTACGCATATTAGTTTTGAATTGGTCGGTTTTATGAGGATCGCTGTACTCTGGTATATTAGCCGCTGCTAGGTCTCGTTGGGCAATAATGTAATCATCGTATTGTTTACGATAAGCCTCCTGAGCTTTAGACTTTACTCCATCTAGCTGCCTTTCTTGTTCTCTTAACTGGTAATCCAGTCGGGCTGCAGCTGTGGGATCTTCGTCATAAAGTTTTTGGAGATCCTTACTACCTTGTTGTTGTCTGATGAAACCATCAGCAGTTCCAATCAAGTCGTTTAGTTCTGATAAACGAGTATCATAAGATTGACGCAAACTCTCCTTTTGACTATCAAGATCTTTTCTCTCTAAGCCTAAAGTATGAGTTTTTTGTCTGTAATCCGAGTCTCGTGAATAACCTGCTTTCAGTTCATCGAGGGTAACCTCTAACTCTTGACCGCTAACTTTAATGCGGTGGAGTTCGGGTTCCTCTGTTTCTGTTTGCGTTTCTTCTTCGATGTCGGGTTTTTCAGTAGCCTCTTCTTTGGGAGTTTCTTCAGACTTTGATTGACTCTCTTTTGAAGGTTCCTCTTTGATCTCTTGAGGTTGCTCTGATGGGACCGCTTCTTTTTTCTCTGGTTCTGCTTGTCCTTCTTTAGGATTCAGAAGTCCAGATATTTTTGAAGCAGCACCTTGAACAGTTTGTTCTTGTGCCATTGTAACGTTCCTCCTTGTGGGTTGACGTGTAACGAGCTCCTAGAATAGGTTAGCTCTTATTTAAAAGCTCAAGATCTTTTTGAGCTAGTTTTCCGCTTTCCATGATTGACTGTAAATGTCCTTGGATTTTATCGACCATATTATATGCCATCCAAAGGGATCTACGTTTTTCATCGTCAGCAAAACTTGTGTGGAAAATCTCCTGCTTATAAGTTGCTAGAAGATCTTCAAATGCCTGTTTCAGTAGGGGATCGTTTAGGAGCACTTGGGCTCGCTTTCCCTCCCTTATCTGTGTTTCTTTTTTGTCCATCATTAAAGAATTGTTGTTGACCTTTTACTATCTCTTTCATTAAATCTCCAGATTTAGAAAGATCAGTTTGTTCTAACATAGATCTACGTTTAAGTTCAAGCTCATCTATCTTAGATCCGTATTTAAGTTCTAATTCTTTAATCTTAATTTCAAAGTCAAGTAGTTGTTGTCTCATTCTACCTTCAATTTCTTTTAGTGTTACATTCGCATTTAATTGTGCACGTTGGTTTTCACCTTGCACCTGAGCTAATGTAACTTTTTCAAATTCAGTTGGTGGTTTAGGTGGCAACTGAGGCATTTGAGCTGCACCTACGTCAGGATCCATGAAATAGGGTTCTATTCCATTTAGTCCTGCGTTCTCTACTAATTTCTTTAAACTATTATATATATTCCTAAGATTAACCATTGGACCAAATACATTTTGTTGTAAGTTTATTGCCTGCATTTGTCGTTCTAATATAGCGTTCATAAGAATGAGTTGTTGTTCTTTTGATCCTGTTCCTAATCCTACTTGAACAGTAACATTAACTCTGTCTTTCCATTCGTAAGGTCGCATAGGAATATACTTTCCTCTGATTCTTACGATCTTTTCTTTTTGTTGATATTTGCATACCAACTCAAATATTTTTAAAGCTAGATCCTTTACACCTGTTTCAGCAAAGATCCTGGCAATTAACTCCATTCTCATTTGTGATTG